ATAAAGATACTAGAGATAAAGAAAAAGCAAAATACAATCGACAATTTACATCAAAAGGAATTGCACCTCCTGGACCAAATAGAAAAAAACGTCAAAAAGCTTTAAATTTTGTTAACAGAAACATGTCAAGATATTTAAATAGGTTTGGATCATATTATGATCCTAATAAATTTAATGTAACTAAAACCGGTTATCCTAATTTTGGTTTCCCAAATATATATGACATAATTGATGAAGAGTTAGGTGCTCGTAAAGACATAAAAGATATTTTAGCAACAGGTAACAAAATACCTGTAGGTAAATCAGGATTATCATATGAATTAAGTGCTGTGCCTGATTTAGATATAGATAGTATTAGAGAATTAGCTTCAACACAAACAACAATGCAAGGTGCACCCATAACAGGTTATCAAGCAGATGCTTTAGAAGATTTAAGAGAAAGTATTGGTAAAAGAGATAAACTTATTGAAACAGGTGATATTTCAGATATATATCCTGATCCACCTGAACCAGCACCTGATAGAGATTCAAATCCATGTTTAGGACCCAACCCACCAGCATATTGTTTTATAGGAACTAACGCTCCTGCAA